AAGTGACGCCATGCAGAAGACCGTTACGCACTACCCGAGCCGCGAAAACTTCCAGCGGTCGCAGGATCGCATCGTGCCGCTGCGTTGGGCGATCGGCTACCTGACGCAGCTGCTCGCGTCGGTGCCGAAGGACGAGCAGGACACGGCCGAGATGACGTGGCCCGTGAAGGTCACCTACCAGCACACGCTGTCCGCAATCGAAGTCGCCGAGGACAGGCGGCAGCGCGCGCTGGCGTGGCTCGAGGGGCTGCCTGCCAGTGGCGCCGATGCCGAGGCGGTGGCACGTCTGAAAGTCATCTTGGGGGCTTAACATGGCCCTGTTCTCAGTCGACGTTTTCCATCACATCGTCGACCCCGTGCCGGGCGGTTTCCTGGCGAAACTGTTGGAAAGGTTGGATGCAATCATGACTACGCAAGCTGAACTGCAAGCCGCGCTTGAGGCCCTGACAGCGCAGACCGAGAAGGCCAAGGCAGAAATCCTCGACAAGATTGCGGCCCTTGAGGCCGCGATCGACAACTCTGACGAAGTCGATCAGGGCGTCGCCGATGCGTTTTTCGCACTCAAGGCGGCTGTCCAAGGTGTCGACGACATCGTGACAGACGAGCAGCCGGAGTTCGAGGCACCGGAGCCGGCGGTGCCGTAAAGGCATGCAGTGCCACCAGGCATCAAGATCGACCCGGCCGACGCCGAGGCCATCGAGCGCGCGCTCGAAGAGCTTCGCACGGCCGGCGACCTTGAGGGCGCGGACGAGCAGGACACCAAGGACGAGATGCTCGTGGCGCTCTGGCGGCGCCATGACATCCGCGATCCGTACCTCAAGACTGCGTGCGCTGCGCTTGCTGCGCGCACGTACCTCAGAGAGCGGGCGCATGTGGCGCCCACTGACCCCATTCCGCACCACCATTCCGAGAAGCCGCGCCAGCGCACGAGCTGGTGGGGCATGCTGACAGCAACTGAAGACGAGGATTGACCATGGCACTGATCCTGAAACACCAGACGGTCGAAGCGTTCGTGGCTCGCGTGCGTGCCGCCTATCGTGAAGGCAACTCGGAGCGGCTGGTCGCAATCGCGCGCTTCATCGTCGCCCGCGTACAGGCTGGCGACATTACGGTTGCACAAGTTCGCAATGCATTCGGCCTCACCTCTGCGCAGTGGACGACTCTGCGCACGAAGATGGAAAACCTGATCGCAGCCGACAACGCGGTGAAGTCCGCAGTGGGAGAATGACATGCCGATTGTGACGCATACCATCGAGCAGAGCACGCAGCCGGACGGGCGTATCAGCTACGTGCTGCGCCTGTACGATCAGGACGGAACCGAGCGCTTGAGCACTGGCCTGCTGCCGGCCGGCTTCGATGTCGCGGCGTTGGTCGCAGCGCGTATCGCGCAGACTGACGAGCAGCTCGCCGAAGAGGAATTCCGCACACTGGTTGGAGTGTGATCAATGGCTAGCCCGCACCTCTACGTCCGCAGTACGGACGGCAACAACAGCGACAATGGCACGACCTGGTCGCTGGCGAAGGCCACCGTAGCCGGTGCGGCAGCAATTGACAGCACGACAGACAAACGGATCTGGGTTAGCGACAACCACGCGGAAAGCAACTCCAGCGCTCAGACATGGGCGTTTGCCGGAACACTTGCAGATCCAACGTGGGTTATATGCGTCGATGATTCGACTGGAGAGCCTCCTACAACTGGCGGCGCGGTTGCAACCACTGCGACTTGCACGACAACCGGGGCGTCTGGAGTCAATATTACTGGCGATTGTTATATCTACGGGGTAACCTGGGAAGTTGGCACAGGATTCGTTAATGCTGCGTTTTCTATGCGTGAATATGGCGGACAAATCAAGCTAGAAAAATGCACGATAAACATAAACGGGGAAGGCAGTAGTTCTGTAATACTGCTAGGCGAAACAGCGAATAGCGCCATCACTGACGTTAAGTTTTCAGACGTTAATGTGTCGTTCGCCTCCTCTGGTCAGGGAATAAGACCACTGCTTGCTGTGTTTGAGTGGGATGGAGGGTCCGTAGGAACGTCTCCAGACTTAACATCAGGACTTATCCAGCCATATAGCACGGGCGAGCACGTTGTCTCCGTAGTTAGCGGCTGTGACTTGACCGAAGTTGGAGTAACTGGATTTTTGGTCGGCAAGACAAACGGTTGCGCTGTTGACGTTACGTTCAGAAATTGCAAGATTCCGGCGTTTACAACTGGCGGGCTTTATACTGGGACACTGGAACCTGGAGACAAAATAGTTCTCCAAAACTGCGATAGCGCAGACACAAACTATCGCTTGTGGGTGGCGTATTATTGGGGCTCGATAAGTCAAAGCACTAGCATATACAACGATGCTGGAGCAACTGACGGAACAACGCGCATATCGTGGTCGATGGTATCGTCTGCAAATTGCGAATTCCCAAATCAGACTCTGGTGTCGCCTGAGATTGTCAAGTGGAACGAGACCACTACCGGGACGCTGACGGCGACTGTCGAGATTGTCCACGATAGCCAAGGCTCAGGAACGAACGGCGCGCTGCGCGACGACGAGATATGGCTGGAGGTCATGTGCATTGATCCAGGCGGAACGCCGATCGGCAAGTGGCAGTCGGACATGTGCGCGAACCTCAACCTGAACAGCAATGCCGCGGATCAGGCATCGAGCAGTGCAACATGGACGGGCGACTCGTCAGGGTGGGATACGCAGAAGCTGAGCGTGTCCTTCACGCCGAAGGAGAAAGGCTACGTTCATGCGCGTGTGCATTTGGCGAAAGCAAGCGCCACGGTATACGTTGACCCGCTGTTGACGATCGCGTAACACCATGGCAGCCGAGCGCCAGATCCCAGGCGGGCCGTTCGTCAATGAGACGGGCACGGCGCAACGCCAGATTCCTGGCGGGCCATTTGTCAATGAGACGGCTGGCGCCGTAGCAACATATACCATGACGCAGGCGACATACGTTCCCGGCTCGCTCACGTCCACTTCGGTCACGCCGCGCATCGTGCGCACCAAAGCCTGAGATCGCGTCATGACTCAGACCATCTACTGGGTCATCGTCCCCGCGGCGGACACGGCGTTCTCGAACAACGCGACCGACGCGGCGAAGATCAAGAACGGCCAGCGCCAGGACGGCACGTCGGCGAGCTGGTCAGGCAGCGAGGTTGATCCCGAGACCAGCGGCTCCGTCAACATTGACGAGCAAACTGCGGCGACAGGACTGACGAGCGGCGCGTCCTACCGAATCGCCGCGACGATCTGGGATGGCTCGAGCTACGGCGGTGGCACGTCGACCTACGTCGTCGAGTCGACTGCGTTCACGACGCTCTCAACAGGTACGGCCGACCTTGCGGCCTCCTACGCGATTCTCGCATCAGGCGCCGCAGACCTTGCGGCGTCTTATATCGTGTTGGCGGCCGGCACCTCAGACCTCGAGGCTAATTACCAGGTCATCAACGCTGGCAGCGCCGACCTATCGGCTAGCTACGCCATCCTAACCGCCGGAACGGCCGACTTGTCCGGCCAATATGAAATACAGGCAACGGGTACCGGCACAGCAGACCTTGCCGGTTCATATTCGATTGTTGGCGCCGGAACGGCTGACCTCTCTGGCTCGTATGCGATTGTCGGCGCAGGTACTTCCGATCTTGCATCGTCCTACGCAATTCTTGCCGCTGGCAATGCTGATCTGGCCGGGCAATGGGAAATCCAGTCGGCCACATCTGGCGCCGTTGATCTTGCGTGCAGCTATTCGATCATTGGCGTCGGCACCGCTGACTTGGCCGTCAGCTATGCAATCAGGACCGCTGGCACCGCCGATCTGGCCGGCAGTTACCAGATCAGGACTGGCGCAACAACGGATGTTGCCGGAGCGTGGGCCATCTTGGCCGGCGGCACCGCCGACCTGCCTGCGAGTTACGCCATTATCGGCGGTCAAGTTGTTGATCTGGTCGCTGCATATGCGATTCTGGCAGCAGGCACAACAAGCCTGTCCGGCGCTTACCGAATCTTCGCTGAAGGCGAAGCAGAAGGCTACAATGATCTTGTGTCTGCGTATGCCATTTTGGCCGGCGCCACAAATGATTTGGCTGGCGAATTCGCGGTAGAAGCTGCCGTCAGCAGGATTACGATTCAGCCGCTAATGCCTGTATCGGCCGGTGGCATGCGGCCACTGAACCTGCCGTCACGCGGACGATAAGGACAACCATGGCAGAAACAGTATTGATGACGCCGCCCGCTGTTGAACCAGTCTCGCTTGCTGAGGCGCGATTGCATTTGCGCATCGACGACGACAACACATTAGACGACGCGAGGATTACCCGTCTAATCAAGGCGGCGCGCGAACAGTGCGAACACGCGATTGGCCGGAGACTCATCACGCAATCATGGGAGATGTTTCTGGACACATTTCCTATTGACACTCAGGCGCTTAGACTGCATTCGGACGTAGTAAAAGCTCAAGCAATAGAGCAGATTCTGTATGTCGATACGGCCGGCGTTTCGCAACTGATGTCTTCGGCGGCGTATGTCCTTGACCAGCACACGTTGCCTGGGTACATTATGCTGGTCGAAGGCGAGGCCTGGCCAACAGATGTAGCAGATTCAGCGAACGCAGTGCGAATCAGGGTGACATCTGGTTATGGCGATTCTGCGGATGACGTGCCAGATTCGCTCAAAGAGTGGATTCTGATGCGAGTTGATGCGATGTATTGCGGCAAGGACCCAGGTCCTTACATCGATCGAATGCTAGACGTGTGTAGAGTAGGGTACGCATGAAGCTGTGCTCGAGAAGCATGACGCAGCGGATCACGCTGCAGCAGCCAAGCACGTCGCTTGATGACGTGGGGCAGGCCGTGCCATCCTGGAGCGACGTAGCGACCGTATGGGCCTCTGCGCAGCCTCTGCGCGGCAGGGAGTACTGGGCTGCCAACTCGATCGAGAGCGAGGCTGTGGTGCGCTTCAGGATGCGCTGGCGGTCCGGCGTCACGTCGGCCATGCGCGTGATCTGGCGTGGTGCCGCACACGCGATCGTCAGCCCTCCGATCGACGTTAATGGCGAAAGCCACACGCTCGAGCTCATGTGTTCGGAAGGATCAAAGGCCACGGCATGACTTTCTTCAAGGTCAAGGTCAACCGCGACGAGATCAACGACATCTTCAATGAAGTCGTCGACGTGTGCGAGGAAGCGCTCCGGCCGGCCGCGCAGGCTGGCGCGCAGGTGCTGTATGACCAGGTGAAGCGGAACGTCGATCGCCTGGAGCCGCATCCATATAGCGGCTTGAGCAAAAACAATCCACCCAGGCTCAAAAACTCGATCTACCAGGTTTACAGCAAAGACAACAGCAATCAACAAAAGGCCACGTATCACATCTCATGGAACCTACGCAAAGGCACGCAGACATTGCGTGCGCCGCACGCGCACCTAATTGAGTTTGGCCATCTGCAAAAGTACAAAGTCTACATGGACGAAGAGACGGGCAACTGGTACACCCGCAAAGATAAGCCACTGAATCCGCCGCGGCAGATCGCTGCACAACCATTCATGCGGCCCGCGATGGAAAGCCATGGTGGCGTTGCGATGGATGCGATGGTTGACCGCTACTGGGAAGAGTTCGGAAAGAGGTACGGCGCATGAGCATGGAAGCTGATCTGACCGCACTGCTAAAGACCATGTGCGTTCGCACGTTCCCGGACTTTGCGCCGCTGAACACGACGCGGCCATACGTAACGTACCAGTTGATCGGCGGCAGGCCGCTGCGGTGGCTCGACAAAAGCGCATCAGACAAGAGGCAGTCGCTTGTACAGATCAACGTGTGGGCTGATACTCGCAAAGCAGCAACGACGCTAGCGCGACAGATTGAAGATGCACTATGCGCATCAACGGCATTTTCTGCCGTGCCGACTGAGGAACCGATACATACCAGTCATTCGGAGTTCAGTCGATACGGCACTATGCAGGATTTTTCGATCATTGCATTGCGATGATCGAACAAGGCAATGACAGACAAGCCGACCGCGACGGTGCGTTTGTTTTCGGCGCCCAGTATGGGCATGTTTGACTTCCCGCTGCGTGCGGGCGTGTTTTAAGGAAAAGGCATCATGGCTTACAACTTTCCCGAAGGCAGCAAGTTCTACTTCAGCACCACGTTTGCTTCTGCCAAGACTATCAGCGGCATGACGAATGCCGATCCGACGGTCTGCACCAGCACTTCGCACGGCTACGTCGACACCAACGAGGTGCTTTTGACCTCCGGCTGGGAGGACGCAACTGATACGGTGTTCGTCGTCAACCAGCTGACGGCAGACACGTTTGAACTGCTCGGTCTTGATACGTCCGATACGACGTTCTATGCGGCTGGCGGCGGAGCCAATTCAACTGCGCAACTCGTTAGCTCGTGGGTGGAAATCCCGCAGGTGCTGACGATTGCAACGACTGGTGGCGATCCACGCTTCACCACGATCTCGCCTATCGCGCGCCGCAACAGCATCAATGTGCCCACCGGCTTCAATCCGACAAGCATTACGCTGACGCTCGGGCACGATCCGTCCAACGCCAACTACAAGACCATGCTGAGCATTTCGCGCCGGCTGGCAAAGGTGGCGTTCAAGATGTCACTCGGGGGGGGCGGCGACACCTACGGCTACGGTTACATGGCCGTCAGCGAAGCGCCTGCGCTCAACGTGAACCAGGTCAATACGGTTCAGGCGGCCTTCTCGTTGCTTGGCCGCGCGATCTCCTACGAGTGATCAACCGTCGGGTAGCACCGACGCGGCTGGTGTCTCTCTCCTTTCGCGGGGAGAGCGCCAGTCGCGCACGGGCTATTGTTGCAAGCGTACCTCCCCGCGAAGGAAATAGACAATGGCGAAGATTGTTCTCGGCAAGCGCCCAGAGACGTTCAAGAAAACCATCACGATTCCGCTGCTCGAAGGCGGCGAAGGCTCCGTCGAGATGGTCTATATCTACCGCACTCGCACCGAGTTCGGCAAGTTCATCGATGACTTGATCGAAGCGGCCGGCGTCGAGCCGCCGGCAAGTCAATCTGATAGCGATGTCAAGTTCTCGTTGTCGAAAGCGCTCACGGCAACGCGCGACAAGAATGCGGACTACATCATGGCGATTGCGAAGAACTGGAACCTAGATGTTGAGTTCTCGCGCGCCTCGATCGTGCAGATGTGCGACGAATTGCCGGCGGCCGCGCTGGCTGTCATTGATAGCTACAGGCTGGCCATCACCGAGGGGCGCCTGGGAAACTGAAAGCAGGGGCCGCAGCGTTCCACCGGCGCGGCCCAGATACTTCCAAACCCAAAAATGGCTTCGACCTTTCCTACCTGTACGCAAACCAGGAAGTCGAGATATGGCCAGAGAATTGGCCTGCGTGGCGCCTGTTCATGGAGCTTCGCGGGCAGTGGCGCATTGCGCCGATGGGCGGCGCTGTAGCGCTAGACTATACGGCGCTATTTCTCAGAATGGAGCGGATGAGTTTAGATGATGTCGGCTGGTTGCAGATGTACGACGACATCCGGGTGTTAGAGGCTGCTGCATTGGAACAGATGCGCGAAAACAGTAACTGACCATCATGGCTAATCGCAGAGTACAGCTCGATATTACAGCGGACGCAAGCAATCTGCGCGAGAACGTCACTAGGGCGGCGCAGGCGGCATCGGACGCAATTCAGGGTATCGGGAAAACCTCCGAAGAGGCGTCTAAGAACGTCGAGCGCAATAGCAACAGCATTGTGGCCGCGCTGAAGCGACAGGCGACTGAAACACAGAAGGCGATTGCCGAAACAAAAACCGGCGACAGAGCAAGCGCGCAGTTCTTCGAGGAGTTTGCTCGGCAAAAGAAAGTTGATGTTGAGGCTATTCGTCCGTTGCTGACGGCGCTGTCGCAACTTAGGACTGAATACAGCACGCTGCAGGCGCAGCAGAAACAAACCGCAGGCGCCGATGCTTTCTTGACTTCACTGAAGCAACAGGCAGAGGCGATTGGCAAAACGCGGTCGGAGCTTGCTGCAATGCAGGCGGCACGGCTAGGGTTGTCAACGCAAGCTGAGCCGTTCATCGCAAAACTGCGCGAATCTGAAGCCGCCCTCAAGAAAGCGGGCATAGCTTTCAACGAATACGGGCTATCTGCCAAGCAGACAACAGCTGCGCTGCGTCAGGTGCCAGCGCAGATCACAGACATCGTGGTGTCTCTGCAGGGCGGCCAGGCGCCGCTGACGGTGCTGCTGCAGCAGGGCGGACAGCTTCGGGATGTCTTCGGCGGCATCGTGCCGGCGGCCAGGGCGCTTAGTAGCGCGCTGCTCGGCATGATTAACCCGTTCACCATCATTGCCGGCACAATTGGCGTTATCGCGGCAGGGTTTATCAAAGGCACCAAAGAACTAAACGAATTCTCGAGGACGTTGATCTTGACTGGCAATGCCGTCGGGTCGACAGTGCCGGCCATGAGAGCAATGGCAGACGAGATTGCCAGAATGAGCGGGTCGACGACCGGTACCGCATCAGAAGCGCTGGCGAAGATGGCGCAATCGGCACGGGTGGCCGGCGCAGATTTACTGAAGTTTACCTCTGCGGCAGTAAACCTTGAAAAAGTCGGCGGGCCGGCCATCGAGAAAACCGTTGATGCTTTCGCCGATCTTGGGCGCGCGCCGCTGCAGGCAAGCCTGAAGCTGAACGAGGCTACGAATTACCTGACCGAGAGCACTTACAAGCAGATCAAGGCCCTCGAGGAACAGGGACGCACGGTGGAGGCGGCGCGAGTGGCGCAGAATGCGTATGCTGATTCAATCAATCAGCGCACGCCGCAGATTGTTGAGCAACTTGGATGGATTCAACAAGCGTGGCGTGAAATCGCAAAGGTAAGCAGGACTGTACTAGACAACACCCTCAAAATCGGCGC